CTACTTGCATAATCAAAAATAGTTATAACAATTTCATTATTATTATTTGTGTTGGCAAATCCTGCACCATTCCTGCATAATCTTATTTTTGCGTTTATTTCTGAACCCGTAAAATATAAAGGCGAACCAGCATCATTTTTTGCACCATTCATAGAAGTTACTATATCTGTAATGCTATTAGGTTGAAATAATATTTCTGTTGTTCCTGTATTATTTGTTATACCATTAACAATAATAAACAAATTTTTATAACTTTGACTAATTGAAGAGATTGTAGTAGTTGAGCCTGATAAAGTTGTAGTACTTAACAAAGTCATACCACCACTACCACTTGAAGGGGTTGCCCAAACTGGCAACCCGCCGGAAACTGTGAGTACTTGTCCGGTGCTACCAATTCCGAGCCTAGCTGGTGTTGATCCACTTGAAGAATAAATAGTATCTCCAGTAGTAGTCATTGGGTTTGTCATTCCAGAAGTTTGACTAATATCAAAAAATATGGCAGCGCTAGCAGATGTAAAATAAAGTGTGCCACCTTCATACTGACCTAATGCTAAACTTCCATGCGTGCTTACTGTTGCTGTACCAGCTGTAACTGTGCAAGTACCTGCACCCCAATTTTGAATAAATACTGTGTCACCTGCGGAAAATAATCCAGTATTAACAGTTATTGTTGTTGATTCTGCTGCATTCATAGCTACAACAGTGCCAGCATCTGCCGCTACTAAAACATAACTTGCAGTCTTAGCAGTAGCTGATCCACCACCCATAGCGGTTTGTTGTAATGAAGTCATCTGAGCAGCTGTTAAAACCTGCCCAGTAGTGAAAGTCTGTTTAGCCATTATACTCCTTAGTAACTTAGGACATTATAGTCTAAAGTGCCATAAATGTTATTATCTAGGATAAATGCATCTATAACGGGCTCTAGTGTCGTAAATGTGGTCTTCCAACTATTCGGGGTGATATTCATGGCCACCCCAAAAATCTGTAAAGTCTTGGTCAATACGCTACCGCCAGGCTGGGTAGTGCTGACTGTGATCGGGTCAAAAAAATCTAAATTTAGAGCTGCAATTATGCCGCTATTGTAATTTGGTGTATATAAATCTAAGGTTACTGAATCTACACGTATTGAAGTTTCGGCTCGACTAGCCACATAAGCCTGAGCATAGTCCAGCGCTACTGCATCTGTTTCCATAAGTAAGCCATCTAAGAAATAGCTATGTAAAAAATATTTGTCTATAGAATTTTGATCTGTCGCCACCTGTGCCGATCCGCCTAATCTACTTATAGTGGCTTTATTAAATATCAGCACATCATTTAATATCCATTGTGCATCGACATAGGATATGCCTGTCCCATCATCATTAAATACTGTAGGTGTATCACCAATAGAGCCAGCTGTAACTGCTCTGTCTTGAAATACAAAATTGCCGGATTCATCTACATATAATGCGCCATATTCCGAATCTGCGACAGTCTGCATAGCTTGTAATGCTGTCCTGTTTGTGCCTGGATCATTTTGTAATGTAGTCAAACCTGTATCTACATCACGCATGGTGGCTGGCCAAGAAATTTGGTCTAGTATGTTATTAATACGAGCTCCTGATAATTGTCCAGCACTTGTGCCAGTTACTGTACTGATTTGAGCATTAAAGGCTAATCTAAAAGCATCTACAGCCTGTATAGTTGTATATGCTACATCTTCGGCTTCTCTAGGATATGTTGTAACATAACTTGTAATATAACCAGTAAATATTGGATAAGTAACACCGCTATACGTAGCAGTAATTTGCACTTTTTTCATAGGTGTCAAATACGTGTAATAAGGGCTAGATGGATTTTGTGGGTTAAAATCGCCATTTTGATCTACTATGCGCAACGATAATGTGCCTGTTTGAAACTGATCGCTTAATGCATTACGGCCACGCTTGGTTTCAATTCTGTTTATTTGATCTGATACGTCCACAATAATAGATGCTGAGTCTGACAAGATATTTACATCTAATTGGCCTTGATCTAATATCATGGCTTGGGCAAAACTAGGGCCAGTGCTAAAATTTATATAAGCATTAACTACTGGTACAGCCATTATAACCCGCCAGCAATACCATAAGACACACCTGACTTTTGAGCTATCTGTAGGCTCTCAGCTATAAGGGCTGCAAATCTATCGCCTGTGGCTTGGGTATCTACAGTTATCTTTAATTCAGCCATAGATCGTTCTTCACCACGTCTAAAGAAACTTGGATCAAACACACTGCCACCTAATGTGCCTGTTATTTCACTTGCACCACCGCCAGCACTAATAGCACCACCTGTAGTTAATTTGTCTAAACCTGTTACATCAAAACCTTTCATGCTCATACTCAATAAAAATGCAGCTATCTTTACATTCATTAATTTAACTGATTCTAATGCTTGGTCGTATGTGGCTGCTAATTTCTTGGCTGCTTCGGCTGCTGCCAATTCAGCTGCTATTTTCTTTGCCAGCGCTTCATTATTATCTAATATGGCTATTTTGGCTTGCAATCTTAATTTAGTTTCAGCATCTGTGGTTTCATTAAGCGCTTTTGTCAAACCTATGCGCTCAATATCAAATTGATCTCGTAGTTTATCTACAGCTGTTTTTTCTTTTAGCGTGGTAACTTCTTGCTTTTTTAATGATAGTAATTCTTTACCTGCTTTAATTTCTTGCTGTCTTTGTGCTTTTAAGATACGACCCATAGTGCGTTCTTGGCCACCACGATCTGCTTGGTTACGGCTTCTTGCACCTAAATCCCTAAATCCACCTAAATAAGCACCTACTACTGGTATTGCTTCTATGCTAAATAATTTGCTAACGCCAGGAACGCTTTTTAATTTATCTACTACTACTGCTATACCACGTGCTGTGTCAGCTGTGGCTTTGGCAAAATCTTCCATGCTAGTTGCCAAATTATCTATAGTTTTATCATCTGCCAATGTAGTTAGCGCATCAACTATGCCCTCGCCTATGATCTCTTTGGCTGTCTCTGCTCTAACAGTTAATAAATCTATTTTGCCAGCATAGGTAGTTAAACGAGCCTGAGCCTGACCGCCAAACTTATTATTTAATTCACCCAGTATCTTGTCCATGTCGCCAGTCTTTAACGTGGCCTTGGTCAATCCTGCATTAAGTCTGCTTAATCCTGTTGTTTGTCCTGCAAATCCTTTGGCTAATGCAGCTGTAACTTCAGTTAAAGATTTGCCTGTTGCTGCTGATACGTTTAATGCTGTATTTAAGGCTTCTTGGCTTTTAGTAATAGATCCAGTAACAGTTAATAATTGCTGAAAAGCCGGCCTTAACTGGTCATCCACCACACCTGTAGTGTTTTGTAAATTGGCTATATATCGCTCGATAGGTGCTGTGGCAAATGCGTAGCCAGTATTCTTTAATTGTTGCTCTAGTGCTTTGGCTGCCTTTTGATCGTTTGCAAATGCCGTTACTGCTGATTTACTAAAGCGCATAATGGCTCTAGCGGAGAATGCAGCACCAAAGGTTTTAGCAAAATTTTTAATTTGTTGATCAAATGCATTAACATCTTTTTTGGCTTTCTTTAACGCTTTACCATTCCAAGTCGCTGACGCTGCTACATAAATGTTTGCCACTATGCCACCTTCTTAATTTCTGTGCGCCTAGTAAATGTGGCAGCACTATCTTCTATGGCTTTTAATATAGCTTCATAAACCTTAGGGCTTGTTTTAGCCCATGCTTTGTAAATTAACCTACCTTGTTGCTTACGACCACCTGCGCCACGTTGTCCAGGTACTCTAGTAGGTTTTGTAACTGGCTCTAATGCTGCAATAAATTGCTGGCTAGCAAATGGGTTATTGCTTTGATATTCTCTAAATGCTCGACTCTTAGGTGATGCTAATGTGTAAGTACCGCTAGCACCTTTACTTGGTGTCATCTGAAATGGTGCTCGGCCATTAGGATTTAATCTGCCAGCAGTCTCATATATTGATCCAGCACGACTTACGTTATATACATATTGGCTAACTTGCCAGCCATTCTTTGTAGCTGTGTTTTTGCCAGGATTGTATCCAATACCAGCCTTGACCTCGCTAGCGTTATATTTTGGAAATGGCCTGTAATTTACAGCTGACTGTAATGGTTTTGCCCAGCCACTTAATACGCCAGTATCACCAGGCACATAACCTTTGGCCATATTAGCAACATCACGCATTAATGGATCTATTGCAGTTGCAACTTTGATACGAGTGTCTTCGTCAAAGAAGCTAAGGCCATTGACAACATCTTTAACGCCTACGACCTCGACTGGCATTCTTGACCCTTTCTGCTCGATCCTTTAATACCTGGATAATTGCCTGGTACATCTCTGAGTCCATGTTAATAAACTCACTTGGCGGTATCTGAGTCTCTACAGCTAGTGCTGCAATACTGTAGGTTAAAGAATCCCGCCTAATTATTTTTTTTCTTCGTCTAACACCTCTACTGTGTCTAAGGTATCTATAAACTCAATACCAAAGACAGGTACAGTTACATTAGCCCTGCGTAAACATTCCCAAGCAAGCCAATAAATTTCAGTTTGCCGTTCGTGATCACGCAGGACTTTAGATATACCTGCGCCATACTTCAACTCAAATGCATACTCAACACCTGGCGTAATCTTATGTTCAGTAGATTCCCCAGTAACCCTAGTGATTCGTAGCTTCGCCATTGTTTAACCTCTCAGGAAGTAGTAACTGTAATAACGCTATTGCAAGTAAATGTGATGCTTTGGCTAGATACATCTGCCACAGATCCATTGACGTTTTGTAGGTTATTTACTAATACTGTAGTGCTATATAGCGGATTTGTTGCGCTGGTTGCAGCTGATGTCTGCTTAATTGTTAGCGGCACAGTTGTACCATAAGCAGCACGTAGTGTCTGTATAGTTGCTGCGCTTGCATTGTCGTTTAAGAAATCAAGCGTAATAGTTGATGCTTCTAATCCCTTAACAAACTTGTGGGCGGTATCTCCCATAGCTGTTATCTCAAGCTCGTCAAATGATTGGTTAATTGTTACAGCTGTTACATACGCTGAAAGATCAACGCTGTTTAGCGTAACAACTGCGGCATTATTTAGAAATACGGCCATTGTTACTCCTTGTCCTTATCTTTAGGTGTTGGTGCTGGTTTATCTGTTATTTGGCCAATCTTTTTTAGAAAGGCTAAATCCTCTGGTGTTAGGCTCATGTTTAACTCCAAGTCGTTAGTATAGATACTGTTATTTCGGACACCAATAAATCGCCACTTTGAACAGCTACAATTTGTGGTGCTGAAACGCTAGATATATTTAGATCTAATGTTGATGCTGCTAGTTTGGTAACTACAGCGATAATATAATCTTCCATGCCAGCCAAGTTGCCTTGATTATCTAGTGCTGGCTTTGTAATTAAAATCTTAAAGTTTGCTAATGGTGCAATAGTGGTACGATCGTTATTAGTTGGTACAATATATGGATCGCCAGGTGTAATTACTACAGCATTGGCAATTAATGTAGCTGGTGGAAATGCAAACACAGACCAAACACCAGCATTAGTAAGATCTGTTGCTAGTGTGCCACGTAACGTTGTTATTGCGGCTGGCACGTTAACCTACTAGCGAATTAGGATTAGAATATGGCTGGATGAGGCCACGCACTCTATTT